CCGAGTACATTTGACCATTCATAAATCTCCAAAAACCTCCTATATGACAAACCAACTTTGCGCAAACGTTGGTGGCCCAGTACTCAAGCAACTTTCGCAAAAATTCTTGCTCCACACCATTCATAGTATCCCACGCATAATATGGATACACATTTGAACAATACAGCAGAAGTTGCCAATCCTGAATATGCTTATCTAACCCTTCTATATCCCCGTCAACCCAATAAAAATCTTTCTGATCTCCATTCAAAAACTTATACAAAAAGTACGAGCCTCCCCACCAAAATTTCATTCCAATTCGGATTACATTATTTCTTTCTAACAACATTCTCTTCTCATTAACTAATATCGACATAAGAACATGAGGCAAATCAGGAATAAAAAATTCTCGCATTTTCATTAACATAGCCAACAATTCTTCATATACCTTATACTGGCCATATCTAAACTCATCTTTCAACTTTATCAAGCAGTGTATAGCCTCTACTATCAAAGTCGGATCAGTCTTAATCCTATGCAAGATGCGATGTAACTTTCGAATCGCTTGCTCCACCAAATAACATTTCTTTCCTGTATTTAATATGTGGACTTTTGCACCTTCCCACGTTGTCTCACGACGCGATCCTGGAAGAACACCAGCAGAAGTAAACAATGATATCTTTTTAATCAACTCCGCCGGCTTATATTCGAATATCAATTTTCCATGATTATCATATGTATTCATAGCTCTTAACAAAGATCCCAACGCTGCCGGAACATATTTAAAAACCTGAATGTCCTCTGCAGTTCGAGATGCTGTCTCCTGACAAAAATCAGAATAAAGACGAAGAGCTTTCGCAACCCCCATGTTTTCTCTCGCATTGACAACCCGCTTACATCCATACCACCTCTCATAAACCGTCTGTGTCCACGACATACGCTTGACACATAAAGCTTGCAAAGTCGGAATAGAATTCACCTCATCCACGGGAAAAAATCTATCTTTTATACCATTCACTGGGGGATAATGATCTTGCCAATAACTACGCTCTGCCAACTCTTGTATACCACGCCAAGTTGTAACAATCGGATCCACCACAGACACTGCGGCATTCTGTACCAACACCGGAGGCTGTATCGCAATCTGAGAAGATGGTGTATTATACTCTCTCATATAATTCAAATACATATCTTCATTCATAGCCATTGCTTTGACGACCTTCCCATTCTCTCCATTCGCCAAATAATAATTAGAAATTATCATCGCCTTAACTTCTGAATACATTTCCGCTACAGTTCGACGTCTACCTTGAAAACGTGCAGCAACCAAAGGCTGCAATCCTATAGCGGGAAAACTAACTTCTAAGTCACAATCGCATTCATTATGTTCTCCTTGATGATTACCAGGTAACCATTTCATTTCATGTCGTTTGCTCATTTTCTTAAACGCGTGTCTTGAAAAAATATATCTTAATATGGGATATTTAGTTCCTATTTGAAAAAAAATTAAATCTAACGGACCTATACTATTACCAGAATTCACTATTGAGTAGCACTTTGAATACGGAATTCGCAATCCAA